TATGTATTGTTTTTTTTTTTTTGAATATAAAAATAATAGTATAGGAATATTATCAATAATATTAAAATATAAAAAGTTATCATATTTGATTTAAATCTAATATTTATTTATCTTAATTTTTACGTATTTATATCAAAGCTCTCTAAATTATATTTTTTTTTCTTTTTTATAATTTTATTTATCCCTATTAACGTTTTTTTTGAATTTTTATTTGGATATTTTTCTAATAACTTTTTTTTATTCCTAATAGATTTTATTAAAGAAATACTGTTTTTAGTATTATTAATATTATTAGATTTATTATTAATTTTATTAGATTTATTATTAATTTTATTAGATTTATTAACAATTTTAGGTTTAATATTCTTATTAATTTTTAACATATGTTGTTCCATACTATAATTTTTTTTATAAATTTTTTTAGAAAAAATGCTTTTATTAGAAACATTCTTATGTTCTATATTTCTTGGAATAATTTTACTAATATGCGAATCTGTATTTTTAAGAAAATCAGCATATAAAAAATTAATATTTACCAAATAGGTATTTAAAGTATTTAACTTTGAAGATGGTAATGAATAATCTAATTTGATCTTAGGGAATGGATCTATAAGAATCATAAAAGCTAATACAATTAGATTTAATTTATTTTTTTTTTTACTAAAAGTAAATTCCATACAGTATAAATTATATAATTCTTTAATACATTGGTGATTAGGAAATGTAAATATTATTTCCCAAATTATCCAAGTAAAATCGTAACAATATTTTTTATTAATATTTAGTTGTTCTCTATAATTACATTTTAATTTTTTTTTAAAAAAATTATGATCGTATGTAAATAACCAGCTTGTCCAAAAAATACAATTTTCTAGAGATTTAGATAACCCTTTATTTTTAAGATTCAAAAGAATTTCTGATAGTGGAATAATAACATTTTTTGGATCTTTTTTAGTAATAATTTTATTAATATCATTTAAATTTTTACTAATTAATCTTGATTTATTATTTTTCATGACAAAATCTTCTTGTTTAATTTTTGGCAAAACGGGTAAATTATATTTAGGTGATAAAGTAAGATATCCTACTATATTATGTATATGGTTTCTATAAAATTGATCATTTCTTAAAAATAACAAATCTTTAAAATTTTCTTTTTTTATTAATAAATTTTTATAGTCTCGTATAAATATGTTTAGAATAGATAAATTAGATTTATTTATATTTTTTATGTAAATATTAAATAGAGTATTATATAATTGATATAAATACCCAGAACAATGAAGTTCAGTAGCCCAAAATCCAGCCTTTTCTAAATTACCTGATATAATATTTTTCTTTAATTCTGTAAATATTTTAGATTTTTGATATCCATTATATGTTTTTTTGGAGAAATCTTTTATTACTCTACTATCGTCAATAAAAAATTGTTTAGGAATATTGTTAAACATTATTATATAAATAGTAGGTTAAAAATTCAAATATATAACTATCATTAAATAATTAAATTTTTATATTTCATCAGATGTTTTATTATTTTCAGTATCGCTTTGTTTATAGTATTTACTATATACATAAAACCCTACACTTGCTGATAATCCAAGGGCAACCAATGATCCAGCCAATTTTGTTACACTCACATTATTAAAATAACTATTATTAACTACTACAGATTTTTCCGAATGATCACTCATTATAATAATTAAACACATTATATTTTTAAAAAATAAACTTATAGTATTAAATATTTAATTTGTCCAAAATAAACTTTTGATGTTTGATCCTATTTTTTTACCAAAAACTGTAGTGGCATTTAATGCGGTTACTCCAGCCTCATATAATGTTTCCGAACTATTAGTTGTTGATGATTTGTATTTTTTATGAAAATAATCTATAATATTTCCAGAGTAAGTATTTGAATTTTTATTTATTTTATATGTAAATTGTATTCCTGCTTCATCATAATTTTCGCCTGGGACAAATCGTTGATTAATATATTTATCTAAGTATTCTCTTGTAAAATTCTCCTCCATAATTTTTGGTCTTAAATTAATTAATAATAATAATTGTGTATAAAATATGGAAGTATGTCTTCTTAGGCAATTATACGCATCAATACAATATTTTTTAAAATCTTGATAATATTTACTTTTAGGTCCTCCCATCGCATCAATCATTTCAGGAGTCAATCTAAATTCTGGGGCAATAATTTTAGGATCTTTTCCTAGGACATAACCAAAATCTATATTAAAAATATGAGCATTTTCGGTTATCATAATGTTTTCAAGGTGTCTATCTCCTATTCCAAGTAAATATGTAATAACACAATAAGCAGCACAACTACGTGTAAAATTTTCTCTTAATTCCATTGTAGTTAATTGTGGATTTTTTTCCATTATAAAATTTTGTATACTAAAAAGTTGCTCTTCCTTGAGATTATATAGTGTATGGGCGTTTTGAACAAATTCAATATACCCATAATCATTTGATATTGGTAATATATTGTATTTAGTAATATTTAAATCTAAACCAGCATCTTTTTTAAGGAATATATCCATTAGATTAATTAAATTCATAATTATATATTCCTTTCGTATATCTTCATTTTTGATCATAATACTATATTCCTTTTCTTGTAAATTTTCATCTTGATATACACAAGGAAAAATAATAGGTTTTGTTTTTGAATCAAAAATTTTAATTTTTTTAGTATTAAATTTTATAAATTTTCTATCAAAATTTATAGGTAATCTGAAATCATTGTTCGCAAAATAATCATTTTCATGTAAGTGTTTAAGTAGATCAGATTTAATATTATTTGATGCTTGAACTATTTCGGTAATATTACGTGTAAAATCATACCCATTTAAAAATAAATTTTTTGTATTTGTATCTAATATTCCTACTAAATTTTTTCTTATATTTGAATAAAATTTCTGATATTCAACATCTTTTGATGAAAAAGTTAACTCCCAAAAAAGTAAATTAGAAAGAATTTTATTAACCGAACATCTTTTAATAATAAAATCGATAAAGATCTTTGATATTTCTGGAAAATCTTTAAGTTTTCTTAATTTATATACTAAAAAGGTAATATAGCATTTTAATTCATTATTTTCTAATCCATATAAAATATCTATAAAATATTGATATAATTCTATACAAGGATATGTTTTATCTAAGCATATAATTATATCTTCTGGTTCTAGTACATTTTTACAATTTCGAGTACATATAAGTTTCCAACAAGAACATTTAGTTTTATTAGAAGTAATGATATTTAACATATTTTTTTTTTTATTTTCTGATATGTTTTTCCAATCAATACTTATAATTAACTTAGTAATATATTTAGAATGTCCAGTTAAATAATTACGATTTATATTAAGAAAATTTATTTCTTTTCTATTAAAACTATGTGATGGTAACTTATATTGAATTTCTCTAAAAAATGAAAAGTAATAATATGCTATTTTATACCAAGATTTACAAACACATGCTATTTGATGATAGTCTCGTATATTTAATGGCAATTTTTCAAAAATTGAGTTAATTTTATGTAGATCTTTAATTTCAGTAATTTTGATAAAACATTTTAAGCAGACACGTTCTTTATTAGAATTCAAATTAAAATAGTCTATATACATGCCAATATTAAGCACATTTTGATTTTTAGGAACAGTTTTTATATAATTAGGTATTTCTACCCAAAAATCCGAACATTGTTTACAGAATATTTTACCACAATTGCGACAATGATGTTTTCTATTTAAAAAACTAAAAATCTCTTGGCAATTATAACAACTAATGACACTTTTATCATCAACCCAATGATATATAGTTCTTTCGCTTAATTCTAATATAGATTTTATGGGTTTAATAACACTTTTATGTTTTTTATCTATAATCATTGAAATAGATATATCAGATGATTTTTCATCATTCATATTACTATGTAAATTTATTTTTTTATGTATATTTAAATGAATATATTTTCTGAAAATATAGTAATGATAGATTTACCATATTTCGAAGATATATTGTATTCATATATAAAGTATATTTTTAATACACTTTTTCCACCTATGAAAATGTCTTATAAAAAAATAATAGTATATCTTAGTTCATTATTGCATTTAATAGGAACAATAATGATATGTTTTGGAATTTTTTTTCCAAAAAAATATTTAATTATTTATCTAATATATTTAATTTTTATTGCAGTTTCATATCCCATTTTTAAAGGACACTGTTTTATGACACTATTAACTAATAAATATAGTGGTTTAACAAAATATCCACTTCATATAAGATTATCAAGTGCCAAAAAAGCCCTTATTATTAATATTTTAATTACTGTTATTGGAATTTTATATCCCAAATATTCTCTTTATTCTATATTTTCAAAAATTTTTTCAGATTAAGGGTTATTCAGGAACACTATTATTTAAATTTTTCAGATAATTAAATTGGTAACTATTAACTAATATCTCTGTAATATCCTTACCTATACCAAAATTATATAATTGATCACCGATATTTGACCATGTATGACCATAACTTGACACATTTAATTTAAGTTCCAAATTAATTGATTCATTTCTTTTTAATAATAAAAAATTATTTCCATCTGTTAATTTTACACTCATAATATTTATACTTGACTATTTACTTTTAAATAAAATTAATTAATATAAGAATATCTATATTAATTAATATAAGATTATCTATATTAATTAACATCTTTTCTCTCTAATTTTTTCTTTTTTGCTATTATATTCCAATCAAATATATAATCGTATTTGTAATTGTTTTTAGACATAATATTATGAAATAATTGAATAAGATAATTATAATTTGGTGCTTGCTTATATCTTAGCAATCTTACATATTTCATATAATATAATAATTCATTTGGTATATTTGAACATAGTTCATTCAATGAAGTATTTCTTTTGACTGAAAAAATATTTTTTAATCTTTTACTTTTAGTAGATCCTTTTAAACCTTGCCAAGGAAGTTTTTTTTTTAAAAAATAAATAAGCATATATCCTAAAGATTCTAGATCATCTCTCCTACTTTGGGATATACCTTTATGATTTCTTATACTTGAATATCTGAAAGAACCTGTAAAACTACTATTTTTTACATAATCCAAATGTTCATTATTATTGTCAATAAATTTTTTAGATAATCCAAAATCAATAAAATATATAATACCCTTTTTCTTTTTTGTTCCTATTAAAAAATTATCAGGCTTGATATCTCTATGTATAAAACCCTTATCATGTATAATTTTAATATTTGATATTAACTGAATAGCAATCATACAAACCGTTTTTAGACAAAAATTTTTATCACAAAAATTAAATAAGTCTTCGAGAGTTGGTCCTAAATAATCCATTATTAATATGTTTTTATTATTAATACTACCATACCAATATGTTTTAGGTATACCAGAATTTTCAGACAAGTCTTTATAAATGTTATATTCAAATTCAAGTCTTGAGTTTTTTTTCTTTTTTTCTATTTTAATAGCAACTATACTATTATTTTTAGGATTTATTGCTTTCCATACTTCACCAAATGACCCACTGCCAATTTTTTTATCAATATAATAGTTTTCTTTAATAAATTCAGGAATATCCATTACTATAATATATTAGTAATTAAAAAAATATCTTAACGCAGAATATTATTTTTTGTTTAAGTAATTTATTTAATTTTTTATTAATAAAATAAATTACTTGCTTAAGTAATCTATTTAGTTTTCATTATCTTCTATAAAATCATATGATTTAGTAAAATATTTTTTTTTCTTGGGTTTATGCTTATTAGTTTCCTCCGTATCACTGTCATTTATTTCTAAAAAATCATAACATGTTGGTGTTTTCTTTTTTTTTACTTTACTATCGGGTATTAAACTATCGTATCCATTTTTTTTATATAAAAGTAATTCATCCCAAAAATTTTCAATAATTGGGATATTATTTTTCCACCAATATTTATTTCTATAAATTGGTATACAAGAATATTTATTAATTTTCCAAGGTATAACTCTACTGAATGTTTTAAGATTGTCATTTAATAATTTCTGTTTTGTTTTATGAACCCAATTTTTGTGTTCTTCCAGGGACAACCCTAAATCAGCATAAAAATATCCATGTATACTCCATGGATTAGTTTCTCCAACATTTTTATATTCTAAGATAAGACCCTTCTCTAAATTTTCACTTGTTTTTGTAAAATTTCCATTAAAATTATCTTCAACAAATTCATTCCAAGAATATTCAACAATTTTACATTCTAAAAAATCACATCTATTTAAATCACAAACTTCTAATTGTTGTTGCATTTGAAACCAATAATATATAGGAGGTAATCCTAATATTTCACGTTGAAATGGAGCTTTAATTTCTACCATTACGCCTTCTTTAGTAATACCATCAGGAGAAGCTCTAATAAATGAGTATTTAGGATGTGGTATTGATCCATACTCTTTCAATATAGTATTATTTCTTTTAGCATAAAGTTTTTGAATTACTTCTTCAAATTTAACACCATGTAAACAATGAATGCTTATATTTTTATTAGCATTTGGATCAATATAACCACATTTTTTAAGAATAAATTTTTTTTTGCTACAGAAAGGGTTTTTATTAAATACTGTAGCTAATTCACTTGCTCCAATACTATTCATTCTACTTTCAAACCATTCTGCGCTTCTTTGTTCAGGTAATACTAATTTATTTATAAAGTCTAATTGGTTTAATATATTATTTTGTTGACTAGTGTCTAATTTGAAGCTATATTTATTATTCAAATATTCTATATTTTCAAATATGAGTTGTTCGATAATTTCAGCATAAAAATATTTTGATTTTTTTTTATCGTAAATTTGTTTTAAGATAAAACAAGTATAAGATACTAACTGGTCTAATAATATAGGTGAATTTTGTGTATTCATATAATCATTACAAATTTCTTTTATTTCTCTATTTAGATTTATAATAAATATATCATTTAGCATTTATTATTTAAATTATATAATATTATCAAATTAATAATAATATTATCAAATTTAATGTTATTATTTAAAAAATATTATATATCTATATTTAAATTTAAATGTCTAAAAACAAAGACATAATTATTTCTAATACAACACCCGCTGTAATTTTAAAAAAAGATAAAATAGAATATAATGATAATTACTGTAATGAATGTGAACATAAAAACATGAATATAGAATTATGCGATACAGATCAAGATATTAAGAAACCCGAAACTAATTGTAATAAATTTTGTAATAAATTAAATAATGTGTATAAATGCGTTAAAAATAAATTTTTATCTAATAATGTAGGAAACAGTCCTATAAAATTAAAGGAAAATAAAAATATTGAAGTTGTTGTTTTATAAATAAATTTGATATAAAGCTTACATTTCTAATATATTTAGGATGAATTCTAATTTCGACAAAGATATTGAAGATATTAAAAACAAGATTAATAAATTAAATTTAAGTATAAACGATAAAAAAGATTTGGAAAAAATAATCGATAATACCAATATTAAAAATATAAAAGGTAACGTATATGCTTTATCACAATTTCAATATAAAGTATCATCATTAAATTATAGAAGAAATTTAAGAAAAAATATCGGGAAAAAAGAAGAAGATATAAATAATTTAGATAATATGAAACAACTTTCTAAATTTATTTCAGAAACAGATTATAATAAAAAATGGAACAAATTAGATAATTACCAGAAGAAAAAAAAAATAATACAGTATGTATCTAATCTAGTTGCAAGTGGAAAAATTAATAGTTCGTTAAAAGAAACCTTAAATAATGAATTATTAAAAAAACTTAAAAATAATAAACTTAAATCATCAAAAACTGTTAATTATGATATGGATAATTTTAAAATAGAATCTATAAATATATTAAAAATATTACCAGATAAAAAATATGAATTTAATTAATTATTAACATTATATGATTTTTATTTAAAAATTTTATAATATAGTTATTAAATGGGTAATTCAGAAAGTATACTTAATAATAATAATAGTCATGAAAAAAGTTTTTATAATACTAAATATAATTGGGTCCCTTCATATCCATTAATAGAATTTGAACAGATTACTTTAGATAATTTAAACAAACTTATTAGCAAATACGAGGATAACTTATCAAATTATATCGATTTAAGAGTAAATTGTCCACCAGTATTAGATGTAGGGTTAATACCTATTCATCCAATAGCAACAGTATGTTCAATGTTGAATTATCTACTTAAAAAAAATAAATTACCAATTTTCCCTCCCTCTAGATTATTTATTTATCATAATTGTGCGTATTTTCCGGAGATAAAATCAATACTTTCATATGATGTAATATTTAGATCTATAATTAAATATGGGTTTTGTTCAGAAATAGATTTCGAATATACCTTGGATAATTTAAACAATTCACCAAGTAATATTAACTATAAAGTAGCAGAAGCTTTTAAATTTTTAGAAATATATAGAATTGATAATAATATTAACCTATTAAAAATAATGTTACAAAATGATATGCCTTTAATTATAGGAATAGCTCTTTATTATGATCTTAAAAAAATAGTTGATAAGTTATGGCTGCCTGATTTTAAAATTGATAAAAGAGTAGGTGGTATAACCGGACTTATTGTTGGGTATGTGGAGGATAGAGAAGTATTTATATTACAGTTATCGTATGGTAAAAATTTCGGTTTATCGGGATATGTATCAATACCGTATGAATATGTTTTAAATAAGTTATTAGTACCTGAAATATATTATATTGATTTAAAAAAAAATAGAATTGAAGGATTTATTACCCAAAGAAGGGAAGTAGTATCATTACAGGCAGATATTCGACAAAAACCTAATGAAAAATATGCGAATGTACAAACGTTATTTTCATAAAATTAACATTAGTATTTAAATAAAATTTGATAAAAAGTATTTAAATATTAATTTTTATTTAAAAATATTATATTTCTATATGAATGATACCGACGTTTGGGATATTTTTAAATCATTAACAGATATTGATGAAAAAAATATAAATAATATAAAATGTGAAGATAATATAAACTGTGTCAACAATACAAATAGTGACGACAATACAAATAGTGACGATAATTTTAATAAAGATTTTTGTGAATTCTGTAAAACAAATACTTTAGCATATGATGATGGTAAATTATACTGTATTAAATGTGGTATTTTTCAACAAAAAAGATTAAACCATAATGTAGAATATAGGTATTATGGGGATTCGGATAACAAGTCGAGTAATCCCGAAAGAGTGGGAATGCCAACAAATTTCCTATTGCCTGAATCATCATTAGGATCATTGATAGGGTTTAGTTATAGTAATAATACTTGGAATTTCAGAAAAATGAAACAATATAATTCATGGAATGCGATGCCTTATAAGGAAAGAAGTCAATGGAAAGTATATTCGCAAATAGCAACATTATGTAAAAAGGGTGGATTACCAAGTATAATTATAGAAGAATCTAAAACATATTATAAGACAATAAGTGAAACTAGTATATCTAGAGGATCTAATAGACAAGGTATTATAGCAGCATGTGTGTTTCAAGCTTGTAAAAAAATAAAAGTTCCTAGATCAGCAAAAGAAATAGCAGGAATATTTAAAATTGAAATGCAGGATATGACACATGGGATTAAGAGATTTAAAGAAATATGGAGAATAAGCAATAGTCATAAATTAAAAATAAGAACATCTAACCCCCTAGACTATATTGATAGATTTTGTTCAAATTTAACAGTCCCTGCTGATATTAAACATATTTCGGAGTTTATTGCAGTGAAAGCTAAAACAAGTATAAGTAATTTAGTAGAAGATAATACATCACCTTCAATAGCCGCTGGATCAATATATTTAGCATGTTCCCTATGTAATCAAAATATTACTAAAAGACAAGTATCTATAGCATGTAAAATATCAGAAGTTACTATAGCTAAGTGTTATAAAAAATTATATCAAAACAGAGATAAAGTTTTTCCCAAATCAGCATGCTTAAAATATAATGTAACATTGTGATTATATTTATAATGAAAAAATATTATGATGAATGAATAAATATTATGATGAATGAATATCTTGATAATATTTTTTTAATGATTTTAAAAAATTTATCTGAGGGGTAAAACATATTAATCTTTTTGATTTTATAGCTTGTATAGAATCCTTTAGTGACATATTACAATATTTAATTAAATAAGCAGCTATTATACAAGCTGATCGTTGTTTACCTGCGAAACAATGTACTAAAACTCCATTATTTAATAATAAATTTTTATTAATTAAATTACTCGAATTATTTAAATATGTATACATTTTATCAATTTCTGAATCTTCTAAATTATCATTTATAGATATTCTAATGTTAGTAGTGTAATTTGAAAAAAAAGGGATGTCCTTAGAACAATTAATTACAATTTGAATATTATATTTTTCAAAAAAATTATTATTTTGTGCGCTCTTTATATTTCCTAACCAAAGATTAGGTATAATTTCACAACAAGACATTAATATTAATTAAGATAATTTTATAGTAAATTATACAATTAATTATATTAACATATATTATATATTATATATATAATGATTAACGACAATTTGAATCTATACGATAATCATCATAATTTATACACAATAGATGATATAAAGATGCTCGAAAATTTTAATAATTTAAGTTCTATGCCAATTATTCAACTTAGTAATGAAAACTTTAAAAATGGGACATTTAGAATTATAAAATCTGGAATTTATAAATTAACAGAAAATATAATTTTTTCACCAAATAGTAACATATATACTTCATTAAATTGTCACGATTTATTGAATGTTCTTGATAACTTTCATCCAACTGAGTCACAAAAAAGTGACTATCCAACACCACCCTATCAGTTTGGTTTTTTTGCGGCAATCACTATTGAATGCGATAATGTAATTTTAGATTTAAATGGATTCAGTATAGAACAATCTATGTTACATTATATTCATCAACGTTTTTTTTCATGTATTGAGTTAAATAAATCACCTTTTATAAAAAAACAGGGCCCATCTGATTTTGGAGATGCTAAAGGGATAAATGGAGATTTTCCAAATAATATATATATTAAAAATGGAATTTTAGGTAGATCTTCGCATCATGGTATACATGGTAACGGTAATAAAAACGTCTTAATAGAGAATTTAATTATTAAAGATTTTGAAGTATGTGGAATTGCTATTAATGGTGGAGAAAATATTATATGCAGATTTATAGATTTACCAAATTCTCTACAAAATGTTCCTATAAATTTTTTATATTCAAATTCATTATATACTCGTAGATTTTTATATCAATTATGGGATCATGATCCAGAGGCATTTATAAATATAAATGGTGAAGAAAAAATATTTGTTAAGGAGGTTATTTGCCAACTTCAATCAGAAATGATTGAAAATGTTTATATTCCTTTATTAGAAAATCGAGAAATTAAATCTGAATTATTCAAAAATAAGAGCGATTTACCAGAAGGTAATATATATGCCTTGGTTTTTAATGGGTTAGGTGTTGTTGTTAATGATTTTATAGTTGATAATACAGGAGTCTTGGGTAATAAAAATATAATCATACATGATATCAACATAAAAAATATAGATTCATTTCCCAGAGAAATATTAGGACTAACTGACATCGATGGTCTACATAAAGGTACAGTGGGAAATATTATGCCCTATTTAATAGTAACAGATATTGATAATGGGTATATATATAAATCTAATCCAGTAACTAACGCAACTGTTATCCTATCAAAATATAAGCAGATTGATAGCTCATTTAATATAAGATCTAAGAGTCTTAATATTCCATTATATATGATAAACGAATGGTTTGAAAAGAAAACAGATATAAACTTAGTAATTAAAAACAATAATTTAAAATACGTAAATTTACGAGATCAAATGGCTCATTATATGAAGGGAAATATAATGGTATTTATATCAGGTGCTAATAATACAAAGGTTAAAAATATAAATTTAAATAATATTAAAAATTCTGGATTAGAATGTGATTGTCAAGAAGATAGAATTCAAAATTATAAATATATTTTTGATAACAAGGAATATCCAAACTTTAATTTATATTATGCTGACTATAAGGGAGATGATATAGTGGCTATTTTAATAGCTGGTTCAAAAAATGTAGAGTGTAGTAATATAGAATGTAATAATATTAATACTGACAATGGATTATGTGTAGGTATTAAAATAGTAGGAAAATGCGAAGAAATTAATAATAATAATATTAATATTAAGGAACATGATAAGAATGAGATAGTAAATAAAAATATTGGATTTAAAATAGGAGTAAATAAACTTTCTAAAATGGTATTATATGGTTTTAAAAATTTAAAAGACACCTATAATGGAGAAGATTATGTTAATAATATGATTCACAAAAAAACATATTTATTAAATAATACGGAGTTAAATTAGTATTAAATTTAAAAATAGGGTTTAAAGAAACATATTTTTATATTTATATATTAAAATGGATAGTTTAAATGTAGATATGATAGTAGAAGTCCCTTATCTCTCTAATGTTAAATACGAGTTTGATAAGGAAATAAATATGATGAGATGTGATAGAATTTTAAACACTTCAATGAGTTATCCTGGTAATTATGGATATATTCCAAATACATTATCGGGAGACGGTGATCCACTTGATATATTATTAATTACTGATTATCAAATATTTCCAGGAACAGTAGTTAAAGCAAAAATTATTGGGGTATTATTAACAGAAGATGAAAAAGGAGAAGATGAAAAAATAATAGCAGTGCCCTGTAAAAAGGTAGATCCAGTCTATTCAGAAATTAGCAATATTTATGATTTGTCTAAAGCGACATTGTCTAAAATAAGACATTTTTTTAATCATTATAAGGATATTGAAAAAAATAAATGGGTAAAAGTAAATGGTTTTAAAAAAGTCGATGAAGCTATAATGGTTTATAAAAAATCTGTAGAAGTTTATAAAAAATCTGTAGAAGTTTATAAAAATTCTCTATCAAAATAAATTTTTTTATTTAGATAAAATAAATTAATCACCTGTTAATTAATTTATCATATCAATAATAATATTATCAATATTATTTGAATTAATACCATTATATAGGTGTTTTTTATCATTTTTATAAAAGATAAATGAGGGATATGAATTAATACCTTCTAAATCTTTTTTCGATAAATTATAAGGTTCATAACAATTAAAATTTATATCATGACGTCTATATTTTTTTACAAAAAAATCACCTATATGTTTAATGTAATTATATAAAATATGTTTATCATCACATATTGCTATTATAGTTAATAAACGTTTATTTTTATTAGATATTCTGATTAATTTTGACATTTTATTAACCATTTAAACTATTTATATATATAATAGTCTATACTATTTTTAAGTATTTAAAATATTAAAATAGAATAATAGAATTTTAATACGTAATACTATAAAATGGAGTAGAAACCTTTTCTGGTGCAAATGAAACTTGCTTAAGTTGTTTTTTAGGAGCGGGAATATATTTAGCATGATATCTAAGTTTATACGGTTTTAGAACAAAAGAACATTTTTTAAAACGACGTATATATTCAGTCATAATATCATCAACATGTGTATAATTCATACAAATAAATTGACATCCTAAATACCAAGGTGTTGCGTAGTTGTAATTTTCTTTAGTCCTATTATTAAAATGTGGTATTATCCTTGTCATATGTTTTTTATTAAAGTTTTTTAATTCATTAGGTTCATGACTTTCTTTAACCTGTAAATAATTTAAATTTCTAAAATTACCATTAGATTTAGCTGATAAATGAACAATTTCATCTAATTTAGTTCCTTTAAAATGATCATCGCATATTATAATTACTTTATCAAATAATTTCTTAATAGGAGTGGTGATTAAATCAACACTATTTTCTGGATTAGGTGAATAACCTTGGAAATTATATTTTCTTGGTAATAGTTTATGACCAAGATGATCTACTATACTTTTATAAATTTTATTAATAGTATTTTTATTACCATTTGTATATAAATTTAAATTAATAAATAACGGGTCATTTCTATTTGCTAATTCACTTGAAAAAGCCACTTTACTGATCATTTTAATACAATCTTCAAATAATATAGGTGTTGTCCATTTCCAATTACCCTTTTCTGTTCCATTTGATATAACTGGTTCAGTGCATAGATCGAAATCTTTGTTATATATATCTAGATCTATATATCTTGCTCCATATCTTAATACTTTTTCAACAGAACGGATATCACCATAATCATAATAATTTGTACATGGTAAATACGATTTATAAGAAGAAGCGATATAATAGTCACATAAAACATAGTCATCTTTACTATTATTATTTTTATTAGATTGAAAAGATTTACATGAGGACAATGGTTGAATTTTTAAGATTTCATCAAATGCGTTCATTTTTTTTAAATATCTTTCAACCCTACAATAAAAATACTTAAAATAAATTATAATTCCACAAATTAAAGCGGTGCTTAGAATTATATATACCCCATAAGTAGATAAAAATTTCATAAGCCTCTCTCTATCTTGAGTAAATCTATTTTTAGCTATTTGATAATATTCAGATTTATTTAATCTTTCTTTTAATTTGTTCATAGTTTCATTAATATCTCCAGATTCAGCCATACTATTAATATAAAAAAATATATTAATTCTAATATTAATAATTATTTATAAAATAAAATTTAATAATTATTTAGATCCTAAAGTATATCCATTCCCCGAAAAAGGCACAAATCCTGTTGTATTATTTTTACTATATGATTTAATTTTTTTGGAAGGAGATATGTTGTTAATAATTGATGTTGAAAATTTATCAATGTTTTTTTTAATAAAATTATCCACATGATTTTCCGGACTATTTGATATATTATCCACATGATTTTCTCTAATAAAGCATAATATAGCAGGTATATTATTAACACCATATTTATCAGATACACCGCAATTTTGATCAATATCTATTTTATAAAATTTAGCTTGATTTCGATATTGTGAACTTAATTTTTTAAATATTGGACCAAATATTTTACATGGACCACACCAATTAGCTGTAAACATTATAAATATTGGTAGATTTTCATCTGATATGATTCGATTAAACCTTATCATATTTGGGATAAAATTTATAGAGGATTGTGTGGTATCGTTAACTAAATTATTTAGATCTAATTCATTATTAGAATTTATAAAATTATTAACTAAGGGATCATTTTTTACTGGTTTAACCGCTTTAATTTCTTCAAAATCTACTTCAATATCTGTATCAACTGTCGAAACTACATCAAATGGTTTAAGTTCAGTTACAATTAGCTCAATTTCTTCATTTTCTCCTGTTTTTGAATTAATATGATTAATCAATATATTAGTATTTTTTTGTAATACTGGATAATTTCTCTGTATATTATTCTCCAAAAATTTTTTTATATTTTCTATTTCATAAAAGTTTTCTGCTTTAGGTCTAAGTTTAATGAATGAACCTTTTGGGGGGACATAATAAGTTATAGATACATTAGATCCTTGCTGACCAAAAATTTTTTCCATAAGATGATTAGGCATATATATTTTATTTCCAGAAGCTGTAAATTCATGTACTCCTACAAATATATCATAAATTCCAAAAACTGTAATATTGGTAACTTTAAATATCATAGGGGAATCTAATTTATCTAATTTTTTAGAAATTTTTTGTAAAATTTCTGAATTTAATATTACCTTATTTGTATATTCTAGTTCCTTTAAATTAGCATCTGAACTTGGACAAAATATTAATTGTTCTAATGAACATTCAAAATTAAAATTTTCCATATTATTCTATAAAGTATTAAATAAAAAACTTTAAATAAAAGTTTTCAAATTTATTTGTTAAGTAAATAATAGTTTTATACATTTCTATTTATCTAATTCTATTTTTGTTACAGCACCATCTACTCCTATTAACTTATATTTTAGTATATGTTCGTCATTTGATAATATTCCAGAAGAATTACTATTAACAATTACTAAGTTTTTTTTAATTTTATCGTTTCTGATAATTTTTATATTTTTTTGAATTAAACCATTCCAATTATGAAAAATTACATTTTTATTTAAAAATTTATCATAAATATCTCCCTCAGAGTGTGTATATGGATTTTTAATAAAACTATCTAATTCTGGCAAGGTATGTTCGTCAAACTTTCCTGGTATATTTACTTCTGTAATATTAATGGTATTTTCTGGGCTAAATTTCCAATAATTCATCCATTGGTAATTCTTTATTCGTAACACATATGAAACAGATATTATATGTTCGTTGGTACCAATAATAATTTTATTTATAATAAAGTTTATAAATAATCCACTATAACTAACAAATCTTATAGATATTTTTACTGAAGAACTATTTATTATATTTGAAATAGCATGTATTGTTCTTAATTTTTTATCTCGAAATTGGATTTTTTTCATATATTTTGACATACTCTGACATCTACCCGATATACTATCGAGTTTTTTTTTTGTAAATGGGAATTCTAGATTAACCCGACCTGATAAGAATAGATATTTGAGTAGATAATGACATACGCAGTCGGAAACTCTTCTTATAGGAGATGTAAAATGACAGTATTCCTCTGATCCAACTAGGTCATGACTTAGTACTTTTGATTGATAATCTGCGGAGATACCATTTTCAATTATTTTGTTCATTAAATCTTTACCTGAAATATCTTTATCAAGTGTGTCTAACCATTCTTTACTTTCGCATGTTCGATATATGCCTAGTCCATTTAAATGGTAAGTTAAATATTTACCAACAATAGAATTTGAGAAAATAGCAAATTCTGATATCATTTCTTTTATCGATTTTTTAAAATGCGTATCCTTCACAAAAAGTGGCTGATTGTCTACATATTTAATATTAGATTTTAATTGATTATTAATTTTTTTTCCTAAAGTATCCCTACTTTTTTTTAAAGAGTGTGATATTCGCAATCCTGTACTGAGAATACTCCCATCTTCCGTATGATTAGTAACCATATTTGATGCTTCAGTATATGTTAAATTATGAAAAGAAGGAACAAAAATTTTGGTAAAACAAATTCTTACATTATTAATAGGTTCGGCAGTTTCAGGAGAAATTTCAGTAATAACGCTGATAGCATTTTTATAAGCACCATAATGATTATCCATTAAGCTTGATTTATCTACAATATTTTTAGGCATTAAATGTATTGGTGAATTATTTGATGGATACCTGGTCACCGTTCTATCCAGTATATTATTCCAAAGTGGTGAATTTAGATGGATATGATGAGTGGGATCAGCAATGTGGATTGCCAAATACAATTTTGTATCTTCATTATAGATACTAAAAGCATCATCTGCGTCTGTACAACCATCTGGATCTATAGAATATGATTTAATATGCACTAAGTTGAGTCTATCTTTTATAGCGTATTGATGGTCACTTTCATTAGAATTAGTAAACTCATCGTCTTGGTTTAAATTTCGCTGATTACCATATTTAGGTAAAATATTTTCTTCGTAATACTCATTGAAATTCATGTTAAAATTTTTTTGTTTCAATTTTTATAAATTAAACAAATAAAATTCAAATTTTTTTACTAATTACTTTTAACATTTTAGATGCTTTAGTTCTTGGATAAAAATTAGTCCCATATAAATTATTTATACAATGATATATATCTATTAATCCAGAAAGTTTAGTTATTATATTAGGTTTATTTAATTCAATAGCCATACGTAATAACTTTTCAGAATCATTAAATATAATATGATCTAACATATCTGTTTTATCTTCTACATTTATCTTATCATCTTTATTAATAATATAATATAAATCAAAAAACATAAAGTTATCTGGATTTTCTTCAATATTATATAAATCATTAATAGTTATTTTTATTTTCTTCCATCTTTTAATATGTGTTAAAAGTATTTGATGGTGATATAACTCAATATTATTTTCCATACATATAGTTATGTGTTTAATTATTGATTTTTGAACAGTTTCCAAAATATAATTAAATTTATTATTTTTTTGATAACTATTTAATATATCAGATGTTTTCTGTAAATTTAACTGAAATTTAAATGACTTATCTAAATTTGAATTTTTCAAACTATTTGATACTGCTATTTTCCAACCATACCAAAATAATTCAATTTCTTTGTCTGGAAGATTTTTTTTTTTAACATATTGTTCTAATTCATTCAATTTTTCCATTTATTATAATATATATAGTACTATAAGTCTTAAGTGAAATAAAAATAAAAATAGTTTATATTTATTTCATTTTTTTAGTCTACCTCTTCTACAGTAGGTCCACTATCTGTTTCCATTGGGGGAGGTTTAAAAGGCATTCCACCAGGCATTCCACCCATTCCACTTAGATCAGGCATATTTTCAGTCATTCCAGGAACTGGTGCTCCAGGGGGAGGATTTTTAGATGCTTCCTTATATAGGTCTGTCATAATTGGACTTATAATAAGTTGAGCCTCTTGCTCTCTTTTTTCAACTTCTTCTGATTTAGCATTTTGGTTATCATCTAACCAAGATAATACACTTTTAACTTCTTCTTCGAGTTTAGTTACACTTTCTTCTGGCATTCTTTTTTTCACTTCTTCGGTTTCATATGTTTGTTTAGTTTGATAAGCATAATTTTCAAGTTTATTTCTGGCTTCAATTGTTTTTTTCACTTCTTCATCTTCAGCTTTAAATTTCTCTGCCTCTTCTACCATTTTTTCTATATCTTCTTTTGATAGTCTTCCTTTATCATTTGTAATAGTAATCTTTTCACTTCTACCGGTGCTTTTATCCGCCGCGGACACATTTAAAATACCATTTGCATCAATATCGAAAGTTACTTCGATTTGCGGAACTCCTCTTGGAGCAGGAGGGATTCCCGATAGATCAAATTTACCTAAACTATTATTATCTTTAGTCATTGCTCGTTCTCCTTCAAATACCTGAATTAATACACCAGGCTGATTGTCAGCATATGTTGAAAATGTTTCTGTTTTTTTTGTAGGAACCGTAGTATTTCTTGGAATTAATTTAGTCATAACTCCACCAGCGGTTTCTAATCCAAGAGATAATGGCGTTACATCTAGTAGAAGCAAATCAGATATTGAACTATCACTTACACCAGATAATACTGCTGCCTGGACAGCCGCACCATAAGCAACTGCTTCGTCTGGATTAATTCCTTGACATAGTTCCTTTCCATTAAAATATTTACTTATCAATTCCTGAACTTTAGGAATTCTTGTTGAACCACCTACTAACACTACTTCATCTACTGAATCCTTTGACATTTTAGCATCTCTTAATACTCTTTCTACTGGTTTAAGACAATTTTGAAATTGTGAATTACAGAGCATTTCAAATCTTGCTCTAGATAAAGTAGAATGGAAGTCTATACCATTATATAATGAATCTAATTCTATCATAGCATTTGTAGTTGAGGATAAAGTTCTCTTTGCGCGTTCACATGCGGTTTTTAACCTTCTTATTGATCTTGGATTACTTGAAATATCTGCCTTATGTTTTTTTTTAAATTCAGCTATAAAATGTTCAACCAATAAATTATCAAAATCTTCACCACCTAAATGCGTATCTCCAGCTGTTGCTTTTACTTCAAAAATACCTTCATCTAAAGTAAGAAGAGATACATCAAAAGTTCCACCACCTAAATCAAAAATTAGAATATTTTGTTCTCCCTTTTTCTTCTTATCTAATCCATAAGCAAGAGCTGCCGCGGTTGGTTCGTTAATAATTCTCAATACATTGAGTCCAGCAATAGACCCAGCATCTTTAGTTGCTTGTCTTTGAGCATCATTAAAGTAAGCAGGGACAGTAACTACCGCATCTGTAACTTTTTGACCTAAATAATTTTCAGCAGTTTCTTTCATACGAGATAAAACCATCGCTGATATTTCCTCTGGTTGAAATGTTTTATTCTCATCTCCCTTTTTGACATGAAAAATTGGTTTATCGTTGGAGTCACCTTTTACATCAAATTGAAGTAATTTAATATCTCTTTGAACAGATTCATCTGAATACTTACGACCTATAAATCTTTTAGCATCGCAAATTGTATTAGTCGGATTATTATTTACTTGATTCTTTGCAGCTGTTCCTATTAATCTATCACCAGATTCAGTGAAAGCTACATATGATGGAGTAGTTCTATCTCCTTGAGAATTAGCTATAATTTCTACTCCACCATTTTTAAAAACTCCTACGCAACTATAAGTTGTTCCTAAATCAATACCAATTGCTGTTGAATTACTCTTTGTTTCTGACATATATGTATATTTATATTAATAATTTTTAAGTAAATATAAATATATAATATATTATTTGACTTATTTAAAGTTAATAATTTAAAACACAAATTCAGAAGGAGTATCTATTTTACTTTGTGCATTTTTAATATCATCTTTTACATTATCCCTTTTTTCTTTATTATTTTTCCCTGATAACTCGCTATCTATTTTACTTTTACTTTTATTAATTCCAGAAGTAGCTTCTCTCATTATTGGACTACTACTTGCCTGTGATGAAAAAGATGGCATTTTGGGTGGTTTTCTAACACCAGGATCATTTTGGATTTGTTGTAATAATTTAGTTCTTTCTCTATCATTTTTGGCATTAATAACTGTTCTTTTATTTTCTAATGCATTTGCTCTTCTTTCTCTATTTTTACGATCAATATCCGCAATTTTGTTATCTTTTTCAATCATTCTTTTAATATTTTGAGCTCTCTTTTCACCCTCTGCGTTCATTTCGGATTTTTGCTTTTCTCGATGTTTTCTGTATATTTTATATTCTAATTCATCTATTTTATCTTCTAAAAATCTTAAACTTGAATATATTTTATCACGATTACATGTAGGTCTAAAAGGCTTAGAACAAATATTATCTTTTACACGCTCTGCTTTAAATTTCTCAAAAAGAGGAGTATTGGTAGAAAATCTTTCAGATTTAGCAACAACTAAATAAGAATATACTTTAAATATAATTGTGATAATTGATAAAATTATAACTAATTTATAAATAGTAGTATTAAACATCTAATATAAATTAATATATAAATTTTGTTATTTTAATTATTTAAAAGTTGAAATATATTATTTATTAATGATATTAGAATCAATATATTGCGTTTTTGCTTGTATATTTTCACTTTATTTATGTGATAAATATATTATTTATAATGAACCAAGTAAAATAAGGTGGTTTTTATTACATTTTATAGCTAATTTATTTGTTACTATTGTATCCTTTAATGGATTTATATTATGTGTCAAAGATCCAGTAAACTGTATGAATTCTAAAAAATTCCCTAATTCTGATTTTTTATTTTCTCCTGCTTCTCTTTGGCCAATATCAATGATTAATTCTATACATATTTATCATATGTTATTTTATAAATTAGATAGTAATGATATTTTTCATCATCTATTATTTATACCAACTGTAGGATTTCTAGGACAATTTTATTCATGGGGACCAATACGTTCATTTTTAGCAATGTTTATAAGCGGTTTTCCGGGTGGTAAAGATTATTTTTCACTTTATTTATATAAAAAAAATTATATTAGTAAACTATCTCAAAAAAAATATAGTTTTTTATTAAATATTTTTATTAGAGCACCCTTTATTTGTTTTAATTTTTTTTTACATTATTTGGGTTTTATATATGGAATAACTCATATACATCCCTTAATTAACTTTTTTGTAGCAGGATTAGGAATTTTCAACGCAATGTATTACCTTAAAAGTTCTACTGAAAGTTATATTAATCATAAAAATATTTCAAATTAGTATAATTAAAACAAGAGTCGTTTAATCATAATCATCATAACTTCCTTCTTTACATATTCTATTAATTGCTGCGACTATTCCTATTGTAATAAAAAAAAATAAAAAAAATTCTAACATATATACAAATATATTATCAGCTTTAAATAAATTTTAAAAATTTCTATTAACTTAAATTTGATTGTTAATAAGAATTATATATAATCTGTATATATTTAATGGTTTGGGGTTATCATTTAATAGCAAATTTACGAAAATGTCAAGGTAATAAATCAATATTTTCTGGTAAGCATAATTTAAAATATGCCAGAAAAGATTTAAATAAAATTATTGATAATATAGTTGATGTCATTGATGCTAATAAATATGGTCCATTGGTTATAGAACATTTTGGCGAAGATCAAAAAATTTCAGGAATATCCATGTATCAACTTATTGAAACAAGTAATATTAATGCTCATATGGTTGACTTTAATAAAAATATTTATTTAGATGTATTTTCATGTAAAAAATATAATCCGAAAGATGTTGAACGAATTTTAATTAAAGAATTTAAACCCATGGAATATGATTTTAAATTTTTGGAAAGAATTTAACTTTGTAATGTATCATTCTTTAAATATTTATTAACAATTTTACATAACATAAGGTGAAAGATAAAATACTTTGTAAATAAAACCATATTTAAAGACATATTATATATTAAAAAATTAAATACATACTTCTTAAAGTATAATATGCCGAAAATTTATCCAGAAAAAACTTACGTAGTTGTTTATTCAAAAAAAAACGAAGATAGAAAAATAGAAAAATATGTAAATACAGAAGTAAATATTATTACAGAAGTAAATAATATTGAAGATGTAGAGATGGATAGTGGTAGAGATAGTGATAGTGATAGAGATAGTGATTTTAAAGATATGATTTTGTATGCGAAAGGTAAAATTAAATTTATATCCTATTTATACGATGTGAGTATTGATAATATTCCCTGGGGAGCTATTTTATCTCTAATTATAACTTCAATAGCAAGTTCAATTATATTATCTAACTTGTATCAGTGTCAACAAACTGTAGAAAAATATTTTAGTATGTCAACCTTTTCTAATTATTTAGCAAGTTGTTTAATTGGAATTATTTTACTACAGGTAGCAGTTCTTTTACATGGAATAAGCGTGTGTATTTTAGAAAGTGCTCGAGAATGTTGTAAAATTAAGGAAACAGGATGTAGGTGTAATAAATATTCAAAAAGATGTCTAACAAGATGGTTATGTTGTCAAAAAATTACCAGAATTGGATGTCAATCTTTTTGGGGAATTTTTGGTACAATTTCATTATTAATAACATACTTTTTTTCATTACTTATAATGTGTATTTCTGTAATAAGCACACTGACTTCATATTTATTTACCCAAAGTTGTAATTCATTTTCTAATATTATTAAAAATTTAATTGATAATGGATATCAATACATTGCGGAGGCGAGAATATATTTAAAACAGGGAGACAATATTACTCTCAATTTTCTCGCTAAATATCATGAATTTGTCAATATCCAAGATACTTTTACTAATAGTGCTATGGGAGAATTAAACCAGGTAGCTTCTCCTACATTTATAGACAAACCAAATTCAAAAATAGTATGGAGTGAAGATATAAGTTTGGGTAGAAAATTAAGTGATACTGCTTTTAATCCAGAATTAGAAATAGCTAAAGGTAGATCATTTATAGCTGTTTTAAATCAAACGATAATAGAGACAGAGAAACAATTATTCTATTATGAAAAATCTTTTTTAAAAGCTAAGGAGGTTTGTTACGATTATTCATCTATGTATGGTAATTTTTATTACATAATGATAGGTTGTTTAATGATAGCTTTTTCTCAACTAATAATATTTTCTGTTCATAATAAATATTTTACAATATGGAATTATGAAGTTAAACTAATAAAAAATAGAATTTATAAATAACCTTTATAGATTTATTAAGAGTTTTCACGATCCATAGTATAAATTAGAGATTACCATATATGGATTTATTAAGAGTTTTCACGATCCATAGTATAAATTAGAGATTACCCTATATGGAATTTATTAAGAGTTTTCACGATCCATAGTA